CGTGGAGTAATCCACGGGTCGGGTCTGCGGTGTGCACATCGTACATCGCCACAGGTCGGCATTGCCGGATCGGATAAGGAGTGAACTATGTCCCTCGTAATTAGCGTCGATGACGCATACCTCGAAGGTCTGATGTTCCTCCCACAGTATTCCCAGAACCCTAATAAGGTAATGGGGTTATTGTGTGCACTGCGTGATAAGGGGGATACGCTTTCGAATTCGTTCGAAAACTATACCCGTCTCATGCGGTACTTTGCAGCCCTTTCGCGAGAGAGGTTTGCAGAGATGCTTGATTCCGTAAGTGCTCTTGCATCAGATGATGAGCTGTCTCTCCTTGTGGGGGTACAGCTTACCTTGAAGACGCAATCACGCCTGGAGGCTATCTCTGGCCGCGTGCCAGACTAGTCAACAAAGGTACGTCACATGTCTTTGCATGCGTTCACCAATGAGCCTGGGACCCACACCAAAAGTGATGGTGTTTCCGGGTATCAACGGGGAAAGTATTATGGTTCTGATAACTTGAATGAATTGGTCTACTTCGACCCGTTCACCTCGGATATCGCTGCGAAGTGGTATCCCACGCCTGGCTACGGCTTATGTACCGATTGGTCCAGATACGTGAGGAAAGTTATCGCAAATGAACCTGCCCGATGGCGTCGTCATGAGACGGTGGGAAATCCACCGGACGAAGTCGTCATAATCGAACTCAATGGTGACCACCATATCACTATCGATTATGATCTAGGCTCGTATGTTGTCCCTAATCCAGGGGATGATAATGCGAAGTCCGAGTCGGTCACGAAAGCCTTGAACAAACTTACCGAAAAGTATGTCGGTATAGGTAATGATCTCGGCGAAGCAAGACAGACATGTGACAGTTTCGCGCACCTAGCCTTGAGGGCTGGCGGCTTTCTCAATGCCGTCAAACATCTCAGGTTTAGGTTGGCTTTGGAGAACCTTCTGGGTTACTCCGGCAAACGCGGAACCAAGTCCTTGCCTAAAACCATTGCAGACCTCTGGTTGGAGTACAGCTACGGTTGGAAACCGTTAGCTGCCGACCTTTACGAGGCGCAGCAATTGGCGCATAAGGCGCTTGAGAAGCCGGTGCCTATCAAGGCGACGGCAACGGGGCACTCTGAGAACCAGATTGCCTTCGTGTTCGATAACCGATTGGATGTTAAGGGCGCCGTGCGCAGTTCACACAGGACTGTGCTACATGCTCACGTGTCTAATCCATGGTTAGCGAATCTCTCTCAAGCAGGACTAATCAACCCTGTTTCGATTGCTTGGGAACTTGTTCCTTTCTCCTTTGTTGTCGATTGGTTTGTTCCAATCGGCGCAACGTTGCAAGCGATTACCGCAGGCGTTGGCCTTGAAAGTGACGGTGGATACACTTCGTCTCAAACGCACGATGCACTTGAAATAAAGTACGTCACGAACCCGGGTCATACCGGGAACGGCTTTTGGTACGATGAGGCAGGAGATTACCGCGACATCGGTTTCTCTTTTCATCGGCAATGCTATACGAGCTTCCCAGCTCCGCAGCTCTATGCCGATGTTACGCCTTACTCCACCACCCGCGCGCTCAACGCCTTGGCGTTGATCAAGCAACTCACGTAGCATCCCGCTCGTGATTACCCTCGGCTGCACTAATGTACCTGTGCAGTTCCAACTAGGAATATACTATGACCCAGTTGACTTCCATGGTCCTCAAAGACCATGCCGGTGCGGACGTAACGTTCTCACCTCGTGACATCACCGGTGGTGTCGCGACCACGGTCTCGTCGACCGGCGTTCCCCTCGGAGATAAGACGGCTGTCTTCTCCGTTACGAGGACGCAAGCCGGCAAGCGTAAGGCGAATCTTCGGATTGCCTTGCCTGTCGTGCAGGACGTGGTCGTGTCCGGGATCTCCCGCCCAACGATTGTGCGTACCGCCTACTTCGACGGTACGTTCTCGTTTGACGGGGCCTCGAACACTGTCGAACGTCAGGACATGCTCGCCGCGATTAAGGCCATGTTGGCCGATACCGCGATGATCACGCCTCTGATTGTCGACCTCTCGGCGCCCTACTAATGGACGCCGGTGAGGACCCGGTGGTTGGAAAGGCGAACGCTATCTTAGCGGTTATCAGCACCTTGCTGGTTCCCGCGACGGTGGTGTTCCGTCTCGTTCAATCACTGCTTCGGGCAAGAAAGCGGAAATAAGCACTCCGTTAATTGTCAGCCTGTTTGGCAGCCCGCCAACAGGTTCTCCATGATAGGATATCCTCATGAAGCAAAGAAGAACCCCTGCAGCTCGCGTGCGAACTCCAGGAATTCCGGACGACTTAACCACCCAGCTCGTTGAGAGGATCTCTCAACTCTCTCCCTCAGTGAAAACTGATTACCTTAGGAGTGAGTTGACCTCAAAATACGTTTCTTCACTTACCGATCCCCCAGAAGTAAGGAGGACGCGTGCCATAAACAAGTGGCTCGCAACGGAAGCGGAGAATGAGGCGACGAATGATAGGCTTTTCATTACCCCGGACACATACCAAATCATGTCCAGGGTGTCCTATTCTGACTTCGTCTGCTGGTGTCGCGATCACATCGCTGGCATCATAGGTGACACGGCTCCCATTGAGGCCCTCATCGGGTCCTTTTCTGGGGGTGCGTCAACTAGTCGGCCACGTACTTCGAGCCATCCAAGCTCGAAGTTCTCCGGAAACCTTCACGTTACTGAACACTGTCTCGGTCTTTTCATCGATGTTGTTGATGAGATGCCGGGATGGATCAATGCTCAGAACCCAATGACGGTGGAAATCGTCAAAGGGAACGTGTTGTTTACTGTTCCAAAGAAAACCGATATAGATCGTGTCGCTTGTAAAGAGCCCGATCTGAATATGTTCATCCAGAAGGGTATTGGTAGCTATTTCCGTAGTTGCCTACGCCGTACCGGGATTAACCTGAACGACCAGTCGATAAACCGGTCGCTCGCACGTGAAGGAAGTATCACAGGAAAGCTCGCTACTCTTGATCTTAGTAGCGCAAGCGATTCTGTGTCTTCAGGGCTCGTAGAGCTCCTTCTTCCCGTGACTTGGTACACCCTCCTGGACTCCGCAAGGAGTCCAGTCACCATAATCGATGGTGAGGAACATCGGAACCACATGTTCTCTTCGATGGGAAACGGATTCACCTTTGAGCTCGAGAGTTTGATCTTTCTCGTGCTTGCTAGGGCCGTTCGCCATTTTCGGAGGGACCGTGGTGTCGTCAGTGTCTACGGTGATGATATCATCTGCCCAACGGGCAGTGTACCAGAACTCACTTGGGTTTTGAATTATTTCGGCTTCTCCGTTAACTTGGAGAAATCGTTTGATTCGGGGCCTTTTCGTGAGTCTTGCGGAGGTCATTACTACGATGGTGTCGATATAACTCCTTTCTACATTCGGAAACCGATTGAGAACCTGGAGGACCTTATTGATGTGGCCAACAAGCTGCGTCAGTGGGGATCAATCCCGGACAGCATTCTCATTGCTAATGAAATAGAGCCCTTGTGGCTCTGGCTCAAAAGCTACGTTCCCGAGTGCCTTTGGGGTGGTGGTGATACATCGTTCAAGTACCAGTTGGTCAGTAATGACAAGTCTGCGAAAAGGTTGGCGGAAACCAACAAACGCAGATCAACTGGTGATGGCGGTTATTACCACTGGCTAAATGCCACTTGGAGACGCGAAGAACCCTCTGACGGGCTTGAAACCTCGTCAATGCTTCAAAACGACGCCGCGAAAGCGCCGCGTTTGAGGGATGTTCGTGAACCTGATGTACCTGAGCTCACACACTACTTTGCCCACGAGTTGGGTAGGGTAGATGTATTGAGCGACTGGGAGCTATGGAAACCGGAAGGGATCCAAGCCCACAGCGAGCCAGCGGCGAGAGCCGCCTGGTTTGAGGTGCTACATGGTGCAGTGACTCCTGTATATTCAGAACGCCCGATAGGCGAACTGGGTTACGGCGAGTAATTCCG